TACCCAGACAGCGCCTCAGATGGCAGCGTTGCACCTGACCGCGACCCTGATTGCGAGGCGATAATGCAGTACAACCGTAAATTCAAAGGCACGAAAGAAGCGGCGCTGGAGTACCTCGTTAACGCCGGAAATGCGGATACGTTCTCTGCAGCCACAAGCCAGTTCATCTTCGATTATGTGAAAGGTGTGCCGGAAGGCTCACAGGTCAACATTTCTGCTTCAGCCGCATACGGGGTCTATCCAGAGATTCCCGAAAGTGGCGCAATGCTAATTGAAGTAACCTACGAAAAGGAGTAATCGTGAAAAAGTTCTTGTCTGTTTACCATCGCCAGATCGTGTGGTTTGGATTCTTCCTGCTCATGGCCGGCGCTACCTGCTACCTGACCGGTTGCGCTGGCCTTCCTGTATGGCTCAGTGACGCTGAAACCATCGTGCCGCAAATCCTGCTCAGTGCAGGCGCAATCATCACCGCTATCGGCTCTCTGACGGGAAACCCGGAATTCGGGGCCGCAGTAGCCGAGCTGAACGCCATCGGAAAAACCGTGGAATCCGCTATCCAGACGCTTCAACAGATGGTGGCGGCATACAAGGCCAATCCTGGCACCACGCCGCTCACAGACGTAGAGCAGGCTGCACAGGCGGTCATCTCCAACGCATCGAACCTGCTGGCTGACTTTGGCATCCCCGCAACAGCCAGTGCGCCGTTTGTGAATCTTGCTCAGCTCATCATTTCGCAGATGGAGGCTTGGATCAGCACCTTCCAGATTGCCACGGCGCCGGGCGGATCAACCGTGTCCGTGACGGTTCCGATGACAGCCGCAGAATACAAAACGGCCCACAACGCAATCGCAGCTCAGCATCCTGCAATTGCCAAAGCTACTATCTAACTTCATGGCATAAGAGAGGCCCGGCAGTGAGCAATCACTCCGGGCCTTTGTGTTGGGTGCGAAAATTAGATGCCGCTTAAATCTCTTCTCGCACGATCCTAGCCAGCGCATACACATGCCCAGCCCCGTACCACCGCGCCTTCGCATCGTGATTTTGCCACACGCTCTCTGCGATAGCCTTGACGTGCGCGCGGTCGGCATTCGTGCGCTCTACTGCTGCGTCTACCAGTTCATCGTGCGTGAGGCCGAGTATAAGGCGCAGGAGCCAGATCATCTAGGTCTCCTCGAAACATGAAGATTGAACACTATCGCCAGCATCGTGCACACCAGAACAAACAGTAATACCACACCCAAACACTGTTTTATACCTTGTGCGCGTCCGAACTCGAAGGCAGATTTGTAGGCCGCAACGCCGTCAGCGGAGGTATACCAACTCTGAATTGCGGCGGTATCGTCGTGCGTGATGATGACTATCTTGCCGTTGTCAACCTGGGATACAAGGTACGTATTACCGCTCGACAGAGTTGTTCGAGTGGAGGTGATTTCTCCACGATCTGCTTCAAAGCACTTGGCCATTGATACGCATACGATATCGACTGTCTGAGTCATCGGCCATCACCATACAGAGCAATGAAATCCTTATCACATTCCAAACTTCCAGCTTGCAGGATAGGATGCGGATCTTCGACGCACGCGCACAAGCATTCCAGTATCAAGGAATAATCATCGAATAGAGAAAGCTTTTGCGTAGCCGTCCTAAGATTGCGCTGTATGGTGCTTACAGGACAACCTAGTTTCTTGGCTATTTCGTGAATAGCCATGTGCGCTGCCTTAGGTCCACGTTTCACTGCCCATCTCCCTTCATCATCTGTGCATACAGATACATCCCTGAGGTCTTGTGGAAGTTGAATATGTCCTGCGCGGTCTGTGTGTTCTCTGCCCAGGATACGGGGATTTCCAGCGTCATCTTCATCTGTTCGAGAGCGGCAATGAACTGCTCTTCGCGGTGGCGGGAATGCTGGAGGGCTAGTTCGCTGTCTTTGAGGCGCTGCTCTTGGTCCTTATCGACGCCCTCAAGTAAGGCTATGCGGACCTCTGCTGCGCGTATATTCCAAGCGAGAATATTTTCCTCAGATGTGGTTGACACTCCCCCGGCTGACGCTCCGCATTGATTGCAAGACGGACCTGTAATACCTTCGCTATTACGCCATCCTTCTGCGTCAATGTCATCGCTTCCGCAAAATGGGCAAGGTTTCAAATCAACTTCGTTTTCTTCCGTCATCTCTTCCCTCCCGTGTATAGCTGTGTAGCGTGAAATTCAGTGCCTATTAGTGCAGGCGAGGTGATCTGGACTTCTGTAGTTTTTCGTTGCCAGGCCACCGATTGTTTTGCCGGTCGCGTAAGCAGCAGAAAACCATCTGGCGTAGCGAAATCCATTTGGCACGTGGCCCTCGATGTCACCAGAGCAACCGTATCCCATCTCGTCGGCAGTACTTTGGTCGCCACACTGCCCGTAGCAAATGGCTCTCCGTGTGACGCACGCCTTATTGCGTGGGGAGCAGTAAACAAGATAAAGTTCTGCCGCATTAGACAGTTCATTCATAGCCTGTACGTTAGCAGGAACTTGATTGATGAACATACTGGTAAATAACACCATTTTCGCTACAATAATCATTCTTTACCCTCTTTCTGGGTTACTGATGGCGGTGCGGGGACCGGGTCTATTGCAGCGCCGCGTTTAGTGATACTGAACATCCACGTCGCGGGAGTGTCATCGCTCATACGTGAAACCCACTCATTCAATGATTCCTTTAGCTCTCCGATAGTCGTCTGCGCGGAAACATTTTCCGACTTGATTGAAAATCCCTTCTTATAGCCAAGAAATTTCCTCGCATAATGGTAAGAATGTTCACACTTTTCTGCGCCACAATAGGCACATGTTCTGATTTCTTCGCTCATTTCGCTTGCTCCTCTGGCGATGTGGTACGGCAAGCGGTGTACAAAGCCTCTTGTTCCTCTCGCAGTTTTAATTTCTCTGCTGTTGGGCGGAGAGATTCATCAAGCAAACAGAGGACGCCGTGTCCTTCCTCTCGGCTCTTTAGGCATGAAGGGCACTGGACGCGACCATCGACCATGATCCACTCAACTGATTCCAGTGCTATCAGGCGACGTTGATTGAGAACTCGCCACCTTTCAGCTTCCCGCATCAGTTCAATGGCTACAACCCCTGTAGCTTCAATTTCATCCAGATCGGTAACACGTCCATCGAATCCGCCATAATTAAAATCTCTAACCAATGTGAAGTTCACTCGCTCAAGGAGACGATCTAGCAGAATCACTTTGTCATCGAATTGCATCGCATCGCTCATTTCGCTTGCTCCTTCAGGTAGGCGTCCACGAAGTCGGCTCTATTTGGGGTTCTATAGAACAGAGCTAGTGAAGCTGCCGCTTGTACATCAAAACCTCCGTGTCTAGGGCAACGACCAATATCCTTACAGAGAATCATGGCAATTGAGTTTGGATGTATTTCTGACGTGTATGCAGGCTCTCCGCAAACTCCAGCGGGTGCTCCGTAACCCGTCCACATTGCCCTGCCACAGACTCTCTTCATGTCGATCAGAAATGCTGATACCGCTTCTTTAGCTGTATCACCAAATCCGGCAGGACATTCTTGCAGGTTAGTAAACTCGTTTAGGTGAGCGCATATTTGATTGCCGTCTCGTTCAAGTACGATGTACGGCCAATATCCGGTTCTCGGATCATTGAGCATGGCCGATTTGAGCATGCCAAAATCGTCGCGAGATTCTTCTTTCATAGCTTCTCCTTCAGCGGCCAATCCCTGTACGTTGCCAAAAGTCCATCGGAGAAAAGTTCTCTGCCTGTAAACAACCAGACTGCAATTGCGGGCCATGTGGTACAGACAAAAAGCGCCAGATTAGGAAATAGTAGGAGGATGAAGGCTATTCGTCTAATCACTTCGCCCTCTTCGCCGCGTCGATAGCTGCCAGCAGGCCGTCAGCAAGATCATAGATTTGTTGCGCGTTTCCGCCTGGGATATTTTCTGTGATGTATTTGATTGTTACTTCCCTGCGCGGATCGGGAGCGTAGGTGTACTGCGCGAGGCGGCGATTCATAAAATTCTCCATTACGCAGAATCCTTTATCGCGGGGGTATCTATTTGTTTTGTCCTCGTTGTCGTCGAAGCATTTATCCCATATGCTGCGGTCTCTGTGTGTGCTGACATCTATGGCCAGCAGCACCGGAGCCGCAACGTCGAGCACCTTACTAGACGCCGCTGTGTAATCGGACACCTTAGCTGTGCTATCAAGTGAGCCTTGCATCACCCTCGCCATCTTCTCAATCAACTGCTCTCGTTCCGTCATCTCAATTCCTTTCTATTTGGACAAAGCCCCAGATAGTAGATGCGACAAGAAGGCATGCCGATATGATTGCCAAGGATATGCCCTGTTGAAACGTACATGTATATCCAAAAGCGCAGGCCAGGTCAATCCCTAATGAGAAAGCTGAAAATATAACAGCCGGAAGCATCTTAAAGCTGAAATTCATCGCTTGACCTCCAAAATCAGCATGTCTGAAAGTATCCAGAGTACCGCGACTACCATGCACACAAGATCCGCTTTCCTATCCGGCGTTCCTCGCACTACCGCCCATACACACTGCACAATAAGCCAGCGTAAAGCTATTGCAGATATAAGCATCATGAAGCGCCCTACATTTTCCGAAAACTTCATGTATTCTCTCCTACCGAATCCATTTCCTGCCGCACTTCTCGCACATCCAAATCCGGGGGTAAATTATCTTGCGATGAAATATGCGGTGAAACACGATACAGATTAGTTCTTTCCTGCTCATTTAAGCCGCCACATCTCGCCGCAGCCACGTACAGTGCAACGCTTGTAGCCGTCCGCAATCACGTGCCGGTGGAACGTTTTGCAGAACCACCTTCCGGCCTTGCGCCGCCATTGGCGCTCAAACACTGGCTGATCTTCGTGAATGCCAATATCGCTACAAGACCAGTGCGCGAGTATGCGGAAGGCTGCGTAGGCGACGATAAGAAAGGCTACGGTACAGACCGCAATAGTCATTTCTTATCAACCTCCACGAGTCCGTCAGTCAGTCGAATGCCGGAAATCTGATAGAACGCCACCTTATACATTGATATACCGATACCTTTTTGGAAGACTATTATGGTAGTCTATCCAGACTTTTATAGAGCTTTTATCATGAGGATGCCAGCCACACGCCCCATGATTGCTTTTTCGTGGAATTACCTTATTGAATTTGGGAAGTAATGCGCAAATAAATTGCGCTTCCATCCCGCGCGCTACCTCTTCGGACATTTCCCACCAGGCAACAGTGAATTTTCCGGAGATAACGCCATCTCTTAATTTGTGGCCATTAAGCCGCTCTCTGAGGTGATAGGTTGAACCCACATAAACGCAAACGCCATCCTCAAGAAGAAAATACACGCAGCACACATTTGGAAAGTCGCTTATTTTCATTGTTCTACTGCCTTCCTTATGGAAATGCGAATCACTCCAGTTACTGTCTGTTTTCCATGTTCGGCCTCGAATTGTCTTTGCAGCCTGCGGATGATTTGCTTGTCCGCTGCCGTTAAGTTGATGCCCGTGCGAACTGCGTCTTTATTTCCCATGCGCCAATAGTCCCACGAATCCAGTGTGCACGTCAAGCATAAAAAAAGATGAAAATTTATGTAGACAAGCGAAATAATCTGCGCGTATGTTGTTCATACGCAGCAACGCTGCATTGAGAGGGAGAGAATGGAGCCCGAAGATTTGATAGCGTCTCTTTCGGAAGCGTGCGCATTAATTACAAGCACGCAGATCAAGCTGGATAGGACATATGGAGCTGAGGGGTACTACCTGATGCACGCCCGACAGCACATCGAGAAAGAGTTGGACATTCTTGTTACCGCCAAACTGAGAGAATCCTAGGAGGGCACCATGTACGCAGAAGACGCCATGAGGGACCGCTGGGATAGGTTCGATAGCCAATTCTCGGCGATGGGTCCGTACAGCGCAGAGGGCGAAGATGAAATATGCGCGCATTGCGAGAAGTTTCCGTGCATTTGCGATGAGGATGATGATTGGTGTTACACATGTAATTCATCATTTCATAATTGCATTTGCGGTCTTCTTGAGGAGGAAGACGATGCCGCTGTTTCAGATGAAGACTAAGCCCGATATCCGCGACCTGGTAACCGTAGCCGGATTTGCAGGCAACACCATGATGCGCTACTTCTACGTTCTTGAGGGCAATCTATACCGCTGCATCTGCGGCTGCATGACCTCGCACCCTGAAGACCCAACTGGCCATAAGGACTGCTGCCCTGTATCGGGATGGCTGCGCAGCTTTGATGCGCTGTGGAATGGAGTGAAATGAGCAAGGTAAATGTGGTACAGAAACCAGGCGAAGAGGAAGTAGCTGCCCAGGTGATTGCGCAGTCTATCGTCAAGATTTCCAACGCTACCAGTGCATTATTGCGATCTGGGCTCAACTTCAAAGCTATCAAACTACTCATTTCTCATTCTTCTGGAGTTAATCAGAGAGACGTGCATGAGGTGCTTTACGCGATGGAGAATTTGTCTAGGCAATATCTGGTACAACCTAAATCCAAGTCTTAACTTCTGGCACGAGAGTGCTGGAATGCGCGGCGGCGTGGATTGGACACGCGTTGGCACCGTGAGATTCCCCAGTGCGTCCGTTGGTAGCAGAAATGCAGGCCAACTAGCTAACGGTACTCCGTAATCAATCGGAGGTTAACTGGGATAGCCGGTATCAAGCCCGGCCCGCGCAAAGCTTTGTAGTTATGAGAGGGAGATATGTCAGAACCGCAGTATTCAACGGTTGAAGGATGGGCGGTGGTTGAGTTATTCGGCCATACGCGGGAACTTGGATATGTCACCACGAAGTATTTTGGTAATCAAGCCATGTTTCATATCGAAACTCCTGCTATTCCTGAGCGGGAAGTGATTCTGATGTGCGGCGTGAGAGTGTACGAACCCCAGATCCAGTACCTTCCAGTTGGCTCCAAAGTGCGCAAGTCTGCAATCCCCGGCAAGAGTAGGATTGTAGGTTTGGCCGCAGTGTTTGCTATAAACCCTTGCACGGAAACGGAAATAACAGGGGAAATTGGCGGCAATGGTTCAATCAAGGAAATCATCGAGATTGCTGCCGATACCACAGAAACGCAAGATTTACCTTTTTGAGAGGGAGATATGGGCAGCGATATACGGTTGGCGGAGGGCCATCATGGAAAATGAGTTGGCGGTGCAGCGTCCATCTGGTATGGATTTGCTTGCTGAGTTGTCGCGCAAGGTGAACGATCCACAAGCGGCAATCGAGATCGCAAAGCAGATCGTGGAACTCGAAACCAAATGGGAGACGCTACGGCAAAACAGAGATCGTTTCGAGTGGGAGAAGCTTGACCGAGAAGCGAAAGTGGCCTTCGCGATAGCGTTCAAGAAGTTTAAGGATGATGCTCCGAAGATTCTCAAAACCAAGCATGTGAATTTCACGAACAAGACCGGGGGAGAAACAAATTACTGGCACGTAGAATTAGACAAGGCCTGCGATTTACTCATCCCCGCCCTTCTCAAGGTGGACATTACTCATCGCTGGAAGTCCTCCGATTTGCCTGGGGATCGTACTCGCGTTACTTGCTATTTGCGACATAAGCTTGGCTATGAAGAGGAAGGAGCTTCTTTGGCCGGACCAGCGGACCAGAGCGGTGGAAAGAATCCAATACAGGGCGTGGGATCGTCAACCTCCTATCTGGAAAGGTACACCTTCCTTGCGACGTGCGGAATTGTCCCAAAAGGAATAGATAAAGACGGTTCTGAGGACAAGGTTTCCCCGCAGGATTTGATGAGCGAATCCGATATTTGCGACCTTGAGGCGAAGATGGAAGAGTCTTCCAACCCAGAGGAGCTGAAGGAAAGTTACAAAAAGGCTATCAACCGGGCCGACAAAGATGATTCCGCAGCGAAGAGGTTCACGGCCAAGAAAAATGCGATATGGCGGGCGAAGGGGTTCAAGGCGTGAAACAGGGGATGATAGATTTCCGAATGGGAGCGGCTTTCCAGTTGATTTCTTGGGCGCTTTCAATCATGCCCGCGTGTGACCCACAAGCCCAAAGAATTGCTCTTGCCATACAGGTGGCAGTGAGAGGTGAGTCATGAGAGAGCTACCTGGATCACAACAAGGCGATCTTTGGACGGAGCACAAGATAGGCCGCATATCCGCCAGCCGCATGAAAGACCTCATGGCTTACAACCAACCTACCGCAGCACAGAAGAAAGAAGGCATTACACAGGGAAAGGAATCCGCAGCGCGTCGTAACTACCGTTTTGAACTACTTTCCGAGCGCATCACGAAGCGCCGCAAGAACCACTACGTAACTCCTGCGATGGAGTGGGGAATTGAAGCTGAGGAAGAAGCGAAACGCGCCTATGAGCTTGCTACGGGCGAGATGTTGATGCCGATAGGGTTTGTACTGCATCCGGTCTACGATTGGGCAGGGGCAAGCCCTGACGCTCTTTTGCCGCAGGCTGTATACGAAGCAAAGAATCCCGAAAGCACCACATTCCTGGAATGGTACTTTTCCGATACGGTTCCAGAGGATCACTACGACCAGATTCAATGGCAGATTCGATGCTGCGACAACAGGGAGCATGGAATTTTCCACGCGAGGGATTCTCGTCAACCTGAGTCCATCCGCAACCTCATCCGCATGGTGGACAAGGACAGCGCCCGGATCGCGGAACTGGAGGCCGAAGCCATCAAGATGAACGACGAAGTAGAGGCGATGATATCCAAGCTTGGACTGCCGCCTACAGTCTGGGATGTGACGGGAAATCCGGTTGTGCATTATGTGGCAAGCGAGGCAGAAGCAATGGCCGACCTGAACGAAATGCTGAACCGCTCTATTGCCTTAGAAGGGTTTTAGGGTAGAATAGTAGTAATCACTGCGCCTGCGTGATTTTCAGCCCCAGCTTGATCACTGGGGTTAGGTGAGCGGAGGGCCTACACCTTCCGCTCCACCGCCTTTGTAGGAAGGGGATTAAATGCCAGCTAAATGGCAACAATGGATGCCATTCCATATCGACCGTTTCAAAGCCAGCCCAGCAGTTCAGGCTATGCCCCCGGCAGCTCGCATAGGGTATTTATATCTTTTGTCTTGCTGCTGGCAATCTGACGATTGCACCATTCCCGGAGACGATGAGATCCTTTCAGAATTAAGCGGACTAGGAGATGAGTTGTGGTCTATTCACGGCGATAGGATTCTTCGCAAATTCGGTAGAGGTCCTGATGATCGTCTTTTTAATCATATACTTAAAATCGAATGGGATGAAGCCAGAAAAATTTATGAGGCTCGTCAATCGAGCGCTAAGCGAACGAACACTGTTCGGTGGTCTATCGGTGACCGATCGGTGACCGATGAGGTAGCGAATCGCTCAGCCGACACAAGAACACTAACAGTAACAACTACAGAAACAAATACAAAAGACTCTTCTCCGAAGACGCGCAAAAAGAGCGCTTCGGATGATGGAATGAAACACTCTTCAGATCCAAGGCACCTTGGTTGCAAAAACGCAATCTTCGACTATTACCGCTCGAAGAACAACGGCAACGAACCTCCTTGGAATGGTCAAGAGGGGAAAGCTCTAGGGATGCTGTTAGGTTCAGACCCGAAGATGGACGGCGAGCGCATGAGGTCATTGCTTCGTAATCGCTTTAAATCTCTGGTGAATCACGCCGAGAGGCCGGGGCGTTGGATGGGATACGTCCACAACTACGCCGCTGGCCCATTAGACCAATTCGGAAAACCCATTGAAGCTAAAAACTCTCAGCCTAAGCCGCAGATACTCAAGATGCCCATAAGCGGACCTGGAGCCATCGCATGATTGATGACATGGTTTCATTGCCCGCCAACATTCACGCGGAAAAGGTTCTGATCGCCGCGGTGATGGGGGACAACCGGGCATTTTATGAAGTCACCGAGGGTGGTCTAGGAGCGGATGATTTCTCGCTTGACTCGCATAAGCGTCTCTGGATTGTCATCGTGGAATTGATGGATGCAGGTCACAGCGTCGATAGTGTGACTATTCTACAAGAGCTAAAGCGGCGCAAATGGCTTGAATCCATCGGGGGAGCCACCTACCTTATGTCGATGGAAGAGGGAATGCCGCGCCGCCCTGCAACTGCCGACTATACGCGGATCGTGCGCGATAAGAGCATGGCGCGCCGTATCATGACCATTGCTCGGAATGCTTACTACAGGGCCGCAGACCAAGGCGAGTCTGCTCAGGAAGTTTTAGGCGCTACAGAGTTGGAACTTCAGGGAACCTACCGGGAGAATGGGCGGGGTAAAGAAGTCTCCGAATTTCTGAGTGATGAATCTGCCAAGTTTGAGCGCGATGCCAATGCGCCCATGAGTGGAATTCTCGGTTGTCCGTTGCTGACACCCGACATTGACGGCTGCACTGCAGGCTTGATGGAAGGGGAGCTTTGCTTATTGGCGGCGCGGCCAGGCCAAGGCAAGACGGAAGCGGCTTTACAAATCGCGCTGAAGAACCTGCGAGGGGGAAAGAGAGTTTACCTTCAGTCGCTTGAAATGAAGCGGACGCCTATCCTTCGGCGCATCTGGCGTTTGATGGCGAAAGTCCCTGTGGCGGCGATGCGCGATCCCCGGTGTTTGGGTCCGGTTTACCGGCAAGCCATACGGGATGCTCAGGAAGAACTGGCAGACATGCCGCTGATGATCGACGACACACACGAAGTGACAATCTCTGATTTTCGCTCCAGGGCTGTTCTGGCGGCTCGGAGATGGAAAGCGGACCTGATCATCGTTGACTATGCTCAACTCCTCATGGTGCCCCGTTCCCGTTCGATTATCGAGGCAGCGCCGAAGCAAGCGGAGACGTTAAGGCACATTGCGAGGGATTATTGCCGGACATTAGCCCTTGCACAGCTCCGCAGATCGCCACCGAACGACCTCAACCGTTACCCGGACATTGAGGATATTTTGGGCAGCTCGGCCTTCGAGCAGGCGGCGCAAATGATCCTGATGCTGCACAGGACGCGAGATAACAAGATTTACACCGGAGAGGACTACTGCTTTCTCGGAAAAATGAGAGAACTTCAGCAACTTAAGCCATTTGGAATTAAGGCTGAAAATTGGGGCGGCTTTACAGACCGATACGAGGGGTGATTATGTGCGGACTAGGAACGATGATGAAAATGCACGAGTACTACGCAAGGGGAGTTGTGACTATTGAATCGGGCAGAATGGATGATGAGGAATTAGCTAATTTAGCCCAATATGCTCTCGATTTACAGAAACTCCGCCACGCTCATGAGGATCAATGCAAGGATTGCCGGAGGACAGCATGAAACACTCACAGGAAATAGCCCTGCGCTGTGCATCTGCGGTAAGCGCAAACACACTGAGACACCGGCATGTAGATGACAGGCGAGCCACGTATGCAATTCAGTTCGGCTTGGAGAACTCAGAGCATCTTCGGCGCAAGTTCACGCAGAAATTCATGGACATTTTAGATCGCTGCTACGACGACAGCGCCCGCAGATTGCTTATCAGGGGGATACGATAATGCCTCACCATTTCACTAAGGGAACCATTGAGGCCGCTATTTTCTGCCCACGCTGCATGAAAGAGACAATGTGGAAGATAGCAGACGGAAGGCGGCAGTATTGCCTAATATGCGCAGAGAAACCAAGGCCGCAAAAAGAAGAGAAAATCGAGACTTCAGGAGATTTATTTTCATGAGAAGTCCCAGGGTAGGCGGTCACAGAATGTATGCTCCGAAAGCAAAGAGCGAAGCGGAAGAAACGCTGGATTTGCAACTCAGGGCGCACGGCATAGATTTTGAGCGCGAAGTGCCTCTCATTGCCGGCCGCAAATGGCGCTGGGACTTTGTTATCGGAACGCTTGCCATAGAGATTCACGGCGGCATCTGGGTACATGGTGCTCACTCCCGCGGATCAGGTCAGGAACGAGACTTCGAGAAACAGAACGAGGCTGTATTGGCGGGCTACAGGACGCTTGCTTTCAGCTCTGCGATGGTGAAGGATGGAAGCGCGATAGATGTGATATTGAGGGCGATTGCATGAGCCATGCCTACCGCAAATACACCCCAGCTTTCCCGAAGCCTGGGCAGATCAAGCACAAAGCAGATCCAATCAAAATCTTCAACGGTGGCCGAGAGGTTATCGACACTGATACTACCGAAGGCTGGAAAGAGTACAGACAGCGGGTCTACGCCATGCTGGAGCGTCAGAACGGCTTCTGCTGCCTTCTTGGTGTAGCGCCGATGTGTACGGGCCTCCTGACGCGCAGGGAGGCCACATTTGAGCACGAATACGGTCGCGGCATGGGCGGAGGTAAGAGGGATGACAGGATCGAGATAGATGGCGCTTGGCAGAACGGAGCAGCTCACGCTGAGTGCAACAAATGGAAAGCCTCGCGGAAGATTCAATACAATCTCGCGCTTCAGTACAAAGGCAGGCAGGCCCCCGAAGAGGCCTGTGAAGATCGGTAGGAACGTGTGCGGGAGCAGAGCGAGGATTGGTTATGCGGATAGGCTGCGGAGTTGACCGCGCTGATCGTAGGCGTAGCGTTTCACGCCATTGACCTTGCGGGTAATGTCATAGATAGGTAGAGGCTGCTTCCTGCCTCCGGTGTGCTTCTTTGGGTCTCTGAAGTCGCGCTCGATCTTATACTCGCCTCCCAGCGCGGTCAGAGCTTCGAGAAACAGTCCCATAGGGTCGTATCCCGCAATCTCGTTGATTCGTCCAATAAGAGGGTGATGTGGGCGCTTGAATTCGACCTGCAAAGTATGCGCAGTCAGTTCTTTGTTGTGGGGCATGAGTTGCCGCAGTTTCTTGCGCGAAAGCGGCTTCTCGCAAATGGTCTGTGTTGCTGTGGTGTCCTGATGAATGATGTTCATAGTTTCCTTTCTGTGGGGCGGATTACTGCGGAGACTTGCCTTCGGCTTTAGCGAGGGCGTTATCAGATTTCGTGTAAACTTCATCGCAATCGCGTACGGGTATTCCAGCCAATAGAGACATACAAACGGATCGCATATCCTTCAGAGCCTCGTACAGATCAGGAGCTGCCGCGATGAGATGAGCATCATGGTCGTTTTTGAGATTCCACGCAATGTATTTATCTTTCATTGCTCGTATAGTTCTACCCCATCCTGCTGAAATCTCAAATCTCCACGGCCCAGGCGTAAAATTAGTTCCGCTCATCACTTCCTCCAAATCCAGGTGGTAATGAATACTGCAGCGCAAAACAGAACAGCCGCAAACTCAATAGCCAGCACATACATCAAGCTGCGAATGAAGTTGTAGGCAGGGTCGTAGTCTTCGTGCTGAATCTCGCGCCAGTCTGGCTCATCCTGCTCATTTGCGAGGTCTACGCCTGTGCGGTTGATGACGGTTATGCGGGTGGGGCGAATGTCAATCATGGCTGGCCTCTTGTAGTGAAATCTTAAGACATTCTGGAATCAGTTTGGTACGGACAATAGATAGGCACTTTTCGCGCATGTCTTTTCTTGCAGCATAAGCAGCAGCAGCAGCAGCAGCAGCAGCAGCAGCAGCAGCATAAGCAGCAGCAGCAGCAGCAGCAGCAGCATAAGCAGCATAAGCAGCATAAGCAGCAGCATAAGCAGCATCATAAGCAGCATAAGCAGCCCGACGAGCCTCTCTTACCTGCTCGATAGTTGCTTCACCGCGCAACCATGCCCTCGCAGTTTCAATGGCAAGTCGCGGACGATCTTCGCCTTTCTTGACGTAAGGAAGTGCCAATTCTGCGCAATCGCACGCTACCAAGACGATGGCTTTGCGATCAGACCATCCATCTTTACCCGCCATTCGTCCGCACAACCACAGTAGCCAATCGGGGCGTTCGCATTGTTCCCAAATATCAGCAAGAGACTTGCCTTTAGCCCATGAACTTGCTTCTGTGCATGCGCCCAATTTCACTAGCAATTTTGTTACTTCTTTTGAATCCATCTTATCTCTCCTCAAAATTATTGTTTTCTCTGCGCTACCGTGGAGACGGCGCGGCGGTTGATTCAATTCTTTTGTTCCACACTTCGGCAGCTTCAAAACTTGTTCTACACAGTTTGGTTCTAACTCCGCATCTGGTGCGCTTGCAGTGAACATAAACACCAGCCTTGAAATGCCCTTGCGGAGATGTTTCAAACCGTGCATTTCCTGCGCAACAGGGACACGGCAATAATTCGCAAGTCATCTTTTTTAGTTCTCCATAAGGCCACAAGGGTTAGAGTTGAGAAGGTTGTGCCAGTGCGGATTCCCATATAGGGTCCATCAGCAGTTGCTTTCCGGCGTCCTCGCCGTCTTGTGTTAGGTAAAAGATGTGATTGTTATTTTCTGTAATCCATCCGCGCTTCTGGAGTCCTCGTATTGTGCTCATCGACAACCCGTTAGGACTGTAATACTTGCGGGCCTCAAATTGAACAAGACTAGGAGGCCGAGAAGAACGAGTAAATCCTCGCGGACCCCGCTCCATGAAAACTAATAGGAGATATGCGCTTTGATCGTTGAGCTTGTAAAACTTCGCCATTTTCGTCTCCATAGGCCACACTAGGCCGGGGTTAAAATATCAATTCCTGAGCATCACGCGGAGTGAAAGCTACGCTTTTTCCGGTAAAGGTATCCACAAGCATTCCTCCGATGCTGCGATCCACCCGATAAGGTAAGTCATGCTTGGCGATAAACTGCTCCACTTGCTTCCAAGTTGTCCATTTCACAGCCATTTTTTCTCTCTCCATAAGGCCCGGTAAGGGCGGTTAAGCGATCAAAGCGGCAGCTGCGTTATCCCATGCTTCGGAAGCGCTGAATCCCCTTCCAAGTTCTGGATTCTGCCACGGAGCCGGGAATACTACCCAATATCTACGCCTTCCTGTACCGTGAAAGCGCTCCTCAACCTGTGCGTCTGGATAAATGCTTAAAACCACATCTTTCGAGGCCATGCTAACTCCTTTACTCCTGCTTCATTAGTTGATCGATCATCCAGCAGTGATCGTACAAATCGAAGCGTTGCCTAAGGCCTTCTGGACACGTGGCGTAATCCTCGTCGATTTTAGTAAATGTTACAGTTCCGCTTACGCCAAATCTGAACTTTCCTTGCATTGGGACATAGGCAAATCTCTTCATCGATAAATTGTTGTTATTCATGCTCTTACTCCCACTTTCTGCCGCCCACCCAAGCCTGCCTGGTATACCCAAACAAGCCCAGGATGAGCGCAACGATGGACGGTGATGCTGCTAGCCAGAGGATCATGATGCGATCCTTTTGGAATACTCATCAAGCTCACGCCGAGCATCTTCGAGTTTGCGGTAGGCTGACTCAACTTCGCTACGCAAGTATTGAATATGCTCCAATTCGTGCTGTGTTGGAACGTAATTTCCGTCTACTGTTTTCATTTCAATTTCTCCGCAGCCGCAGTCAAAATTTGGACTACGAGCTCATTACGGGTCAAGCCCTTCTCAATAGCAGCGTGCTTCAACTCCTTCGCCACATCAATTGGGCATTTAAGAACCTTAAAGTCAACGGTTATTTGCGTCATGTAGGTAATATGGGACATGAGGGATTACTTGTCAAGAAAAATCGTAACTATTTTCAGTCGAGGTGCTAATATATCCCCATGAGTTTTACGAGGGGGACGGCCTTGAGCCGTGGTTTGAACTTAGCAACCCGCTTTCATTCCCAACCGTAGGGTTAACTAAGCAACGGTGGCAGCTCGGAAAGACGGGCTTCAAAGGATATCCCCATTAATGCACTACTCAGAATCTATTGCCGAAAAAATATGTGAACGTCTCATAGAAGGCGAGAGTATGAGGCAAATCTGTCAATCTGAAGGTTTTCCGTCTCGTGCTTCAGTGTTGAGATGGATGGCAGACAATAAAGATTTTGAGGCCAAGTGCGCGCGCGCGAGGGAAATGCAGGCTGATTTGATGGACGACAAGATCATCGAAGCCGCTGAGGCGTGTGACGAGGAAAACTATCAAAGCACAAAGGTTAAGATCAGCGCGTATCAGTGGAGAGCATCCAAGCTGGCCCCGAAGAAGTACGGCGATAAGCTAGCACATACAGGCGAGAATGGCGGGGCAATTGAGCTGGTAGTGCGCCACATTGGCAGCGAGTCGAAGGAAGAATAGTGTTACACTTGTTACATGGCAACCCTCAACCTTCGCTGCGTCGATGACACACTTGTAACATCACTCAAAAAGAGAGCTATTGATGATGGAAAGACGCTGAAGTCTTTCTGTGTCGAAGCGCTGTGGTTTGCCTTATCTGAATGTGGAGGCAAATATGCTGACATACGAAGAACAGGAACAGACTCGCCAGGAACGATTGATCGAAGTGGGAAATCTTCCGCCCTGCCCGCTGTGCGGAGTGCCAAGGGTTCAACGAAGCGATTACGTACGGTGCAATCCATGCGGGGTGAATTGGCTCAACGGGGAGGACTTGGACAAGGACCCGAAAATCGCCCGATACAGGCAGATGGTAGAGGAACAGCGTCGGTCATCGAAGAATGCCGGAAAGCAGGACATCTCATCTTCAAGCGCTCAGGAGTAGACTGGTGCTCTACTTGCCATACAAAAAATCATGCCTGAGATACTTCTCCAGCCCAAACAGTCCAAGCTCCTGAAGACAATCAAAGAGCATCGCGCAACAGTTATCGGTGCTTGCGGTGGTCGAGGGTCGGCCAAGTCTTCTGGGGTCGATAGAGCTGCAATCACGCTGATGTACGAGATTCAAGGGCTTACGATCTGCCTTGTAATGAGAACCTGGGTCAAGCAGATGGTGCCGTTCCACATCTCTGCGATTCGGAGAGACTTTCCGTGGCTTGCTGAGAATCTGAAGTCATCTCCGCCGGCCGTTCTGACAATTGGGCGCTCGACGATGGAATTCAAGTACGCCGAGAACTACGACTCGGTTGTTGAGGCTTTCAGGTCAGGCAATTACGACATCATCATCATCGATCAGGCGGAACAGTTCTCAGGGCGTGAGATACGAGAGATACGTAAAGCCGCGCGTTCAACGAAGCTCGACGCGGCGAAAGTTGTACTCGTCTTCAATATGCGTGGCGCTTCGATTCAAGAGCTGCGCAAATGGTTTTACCTCAAGGAAGTCAACAAGGACGAAGACCCTGCGGAATACACGTATATCAAGTTCAATCCGTGGGATAACGTGGAATGGGTTCGCACGGCGCTGAAGCAGGACGGATACACGGTTGACGACTACTATCGCTGGACGGATGAGCAGAGGAAGGACTATGCGGCGAAGCGTGGGCCTTATACTCGCCAGCTTGCGACCGATGATGAGGTCATTCGCAAAGCTGATTGGGAAGGCGATTGGGATTCGCTCGAAGGTGCGTATTTTGCGAATAGCTTCGATCTGGAATCAACGCGGATAGGTCCTGTTTTAGTCGAGTCACTCAGAAAGCCGTGGTCGGTTCACTGGTTTGCGCAGGATTGGGGCAAGTCTCACTGGTGTGCTACGTTCTGGGCGTTCCGAGTGGCGTTGAAGCCTTCCGAGGCCAAAGAGATGCTTGGATGGGAGCTTACCAAGCCGATTCACGTGACGGTCATTTACCGGGAGATGATAATCAATGAGAAGGAGGCCGTAGAAGTCGCTCAGGACATTACCGACTCAACCCCTCCGACTGAGAGGCCGAAGCACAAAACAGCGTTTCTTAGCCCGGAAGAAGTAACAGACGATCCTAATTCCATCGGCAGCCAGCAGAACAAGCGATTAAAGCAGAATGGAATGCCTGGATTCATCAAGGCCGACAATGACCGCAAGGGCGGTTGGGGATTGATGGGAGCCTTGTTTAAAGCCTCCAAGGGGCAAGGTTGGGGTGTAGACAAAGAGGGCCAGAGGTTTCAGTATGATGACGCGGTACTGATTTCAAGCGAGTGTGCCGAGTTGCTGAATGCTATACCAAGTCTGCTGCGCGACCCTAAAAACTTGGATGATGTGTTGAAAACGGACCTTTCTGCAGCTAAGATTGAGCAGGACTGCGGAGACGGTTGCAGGTATTTGCTAAAATCCATGCTGTTGCCGAGAAAGAAGACAGAGCAGGAAGTATTCTCAGAGCAGATGGATGCGGCAAAGCCGGTGGATCGAATGATGATCGCATTCAGGCACGTGAACAAAACCACAAAGAAGAAGCGGCAGGTATTGCCGCCGAGCTGGAAGGGGCGCTTATGAAGTGGCTAAAAGAGTTGATGAATATCCTCTTTCCGATGCGCGTTCATTTGGCCGAAGAGATTGACTATCTCCGCGCTCAGGTAGCCCAGAAACAGCGCAGGATTGATGAGCTGCAGGAAGCACTGATAGAACTGAAGAAACCTGCCCCTAAAGTTATCATGCCTCCAGTTGAAACCAAGATTGTGCGCCAGCCGCTTGGCATTGATGCGGTTCGAGCAGCGCGCCGAGTAAATCCACCAGAACAACCAGAAGCGATTGAAGGCCCCTACAAAATCGAGGAGGAACCGAATGCAGTTCAAAGCAAATGATGGAAGTTCGCACCCCAGCCAGATGGCAGCGTTTCAGGCCGGCCAGAAGCCTGCGGAAGACAGTCAGGAAAAACCCAGCATTCAGGACAACCCGAAGGCGATGCAGGCGGTTGATGATCTGAAGCAGATGGGCTATACCGGCGAGGAAGTATCTCAGGCGATGGATGACGGCTCGCAGATGGAAGATAAGGGAGCCGAAGCAACCAAAGCTGCCCCGCTGAACATTCCAGGCGTGGGGATGCAATGATCGAGACCAGAACAGTTCACCAGAGGCTTGAAGACCTCGAACACGATAACAATGTGCTGAGGTCTAATCTGGCTGACGTGACTGCTGACAATTCCCGCATGCGGCATGAGTTTGAAGAATTGGGCCGCAAATGTGAACGCCTGATTGCCAAGGTGAATGAGTTCGTTGGAAGGTTCTCGGTGGTTCAATGAGATACCCAATCGAGTGGGATTTGAACGAAGCATTCAGTCTGCACCGGGAACACTGGCGCAGAAGGCATCCTCACTATATAACCGGATTCACGCCGATTCGTGAAGCGAGGTACATTATGGCACTGCTACCGATTGCACCTGGATTTACGCCCGGATTCGAAACCACAACTCTACCCGCTGGAACCGTCCCCAATCCCGCATCTTTGCCGGTTTGGACCAGTTCCGACTCAACCAACGCGCCTATTCAGCCTAACCCGGCAGATTCGACCGGCCTGAGCACTTTCGTTGCGATTCCTTCGTCTGCGGCGGTTGGCGCGCAATTCACGCTGACCATCACGTATACGAATGCGGATGAAACGACTGCAACGCAGAGCGCAACCTTCGTAATCGTTGCCGCGCCATCGCCGGACATTACCGGCTTTACTCCCATCGTGCAGAACGTGTAATGATTGAGCCAGCCTGCTTCGGTGGGCTGGCTTTCTTTTGGGGGCAAGATGGCTGAGTCGAAGTTTATAGAAAACTTGCATCGGATTAAGGGCGACACTCGTTTTCTTCGCGATCAGCCCATTGATCTGAACGGTTCACCTCTTACTGCGTGGAATCTGGCCTTAATTGCGAATGTAATTTCCAAATATGGTCGCGTTGAAGTAATAAATGCGCAGACAACTGGCGAAGAGATAGACTGGATACCATCTCTCGTGGGGCTGAATAATGGCTGAGGATGTAGCAGAAAACACAGATGAAGCCGTATCCGCACAGGCTCAGGAGTTCGCGCCCGGCGAACTAGCCTCCGCTATCATCACGTCGAAGAAAGTCTGGAAGCCCGACGACATCAAGAAGGTTGACCCCACACTCATAGCGGTTTTCACCACAATGGCCGAGCAATGCTCTCAGGCAGATGAGGCTGCACGCCGGTTTTCTGTGCTTCAGGTCTGGGAAGAGCGTCACATGGATCGCGGCTACCAGTATCTAGATGGCGGTCAGGGCGGTGGCTGGGAGATTATCGGCGCGGGTGTCGGCAAGAACAAAAATGGCCTCGCCGCGAACAATGACGCGAATCTCTACGCAACGAATATCCTGAGCGCGCAGGGTGATATTTCGACTTCTGCCTTATGCCGCGGGAAGATCAAGGTCAACTTCACGCCCAATAAGAGCAAGTCTCCAATTGATGTTGCGTGCTCTGATGAATCGAACAAATACAAGCACTTATGGTATGAAACTAACGATTCAATCACGAAGCAAAGAGAGCTTGCGGGGCTGGCGTGGACTGATCCCAGGGGCGTTTTCTGGACGCGCACGGTAGCAGACAAGAGTTTCGGCCTTGACGATGATGGCAATATCCGCAGGCGCGAGATTACTACGCTGCATGGAGTCCTTGAAACCAAAGGCCCAATGATGAACGACTGCCTCAAGGAAATGGGCTATTTTCAGATCTTTGAGGAGTCGGATTATGCAATTGAGAGGGCAAAATATCCGTGGATGGGGACGAAGATCAAGCCCTCATGGGGAACTGCCGGCGAGCTTGAGTTTGAGCGTATCGCCAGAATCAATACGCGCATCGGAATTGTCGGAAAATATATTACTGGCACTTCGGGGATACGGGAAGCAACGGTAGGCTATCAGTGGTATCGCCCAGGCATGTACTTCGATGATCGAATTACAGATTCTCAGCGCGAGTGGCTTCTAAAAGAGTTCCCAGAAGGCGTTTTCATGATCATGCACGGAAAAGAGTTCACCTGTGCGTGGACTGAGAGCATGGACGATCACTTGGCGCTGGGCATGTTCTGCAGGGGATTCGGCCAGAATCGCCGTTCGCTGGGTAGCTCGGATATTCCGATTCAAAAACGAATCAATATCTGGGCAGACCTGTGGGATATTACGGTACGAGGCGCAATTGCGGCTACAGCGGTTGACGATCAGGCTTTCAACATGGAGGCTCTGACCGAACTTGAGGCATCTCCTAAACGCTTTATTCCTGTTTCCGTGCCAGAGGGAAGACCAATAACGGATTTATTCAGCCAGATGCCTCAGGCCCAGCTACATCAGGGCATGGCTGAGATGTTTCAGTGGTATGTCGGCCCGCTTATCCAGTCGATTGACGGCTGCACGCCTGCCCTATTCGGAGAGGCTGAAGGTTCAGACAACACGGTAGGGGCTACGCAGATTCGTCTGCAGCAGGCGCTTGAGAGGCTGGGCGCCGCGTGGATAGTGGCAAACGTCATGTTCGCTACTGCAATCGGCCAGGCTGCCCGTTGTTGCTCTCAGAACGGGCAGGGTGAAATCAGCGATACGGTTGAGGGTTACGGTGATATTGCAGTCAATCCGGAAAACCTCAAGGGCAACGCCAAATGCCGTCCTGAGACGATCAACGCAATTCCTGAAAGTGGAGCGCAACGTGAAGCCAAGGTGCTACAGGTTCTCGACATGGCGATGCAGAATCAGGAAGTGGCGGCTGTTGTGGCGCGCCCGTCGAACACGCGGGAAATCGTGAAGGCTCTTTCGCTGGAGGACGTGATTACGGTCGATGAGGCCAACTGGGAAGACGGAGCGCTCGAGGATATTGAAAGACTGCTTGATTCCGAGCCGCTTATCAACCCAGAATGGCAGAAGTTAAACGATCAACTAGAACAGATGAGCCAGACGCATGAGATGGCCAAGTCTCTCGCGCAGACTGCTACCGAGTCAGGCATTGCTTTAGATGAGTCGGAAATTCAGCAGGGCGAGGCTTTAGAGCAGCAGGTAGGCCAGTTACAGGAGCAGATTCATAAGACTCCGCAGTACCTTCCCAGCGTGACAGTAGCTCAGGACGATTCAGAAGACCATGCGACCATCGCAGCGACTGTGTTTAGCTGGATGGGCGAATCAGACGGACGATCCCTGCGGCGCAAGGCTGAGAAGGATAAGCCTGGGCAAGGTGATAGCTGGAAGAAGTGGACGAATGTTTTTCTGTATTGGCAGGGACATAAGCAGGTAGCAGCGAAACTGGCCGCAGAAAATCAGCAGCCGATTCCGCCTAAGACTTCGATCAACATTGCGGTAGATAAGCTCGTCGGTGCCGCGCAATCTCAGGCTTTGTCGAAGGCCGGCATACAAGTAGCTCCAGAGCAGGCTGGCGGACCGACAGAGCAGGAGCAGGAAACGATACAGAGAACGTCAAATGCGGAAATAAAGACGAGGACGAAACGCAAGCTATGAAGCCTGTCGCACTGATTCTTAGGCACGGCTCTACAGAGCTAAATGAGCGCGGATGCTTTCGTTCATGGCTCGATGTTCCGTTGAGCGATGAAGGGATTGAGCAAGCCCATGCCGCCGCTAAAGAGCTGAAGAAATACGATATCAAGAACATAATTTGCTCGCCACTGCTGAGGGCGTTCGTTACTGCGGATATTTGCTCTCAGGGCCTGATGGTCTTCCAGCATAGGGGATTGCTGCCTTGGCGTCTAGGCATCTTCTCCGGTCTGCCTAAGAACGAAAATCAAGATGCCTTGAGACTGTTCGCCGAAAATCCTGAGGTTTGCGTGCCGGGTGGCGAGTCTCTGGACGACTTCGAGGAGCGCCAGTATGCCTTCTGGGAAGCCGCCTTGAAAAAGGCGCGCACTGAGGGTCTGACGCTGTTTGTGGCGCACACTTCGAATGTTGTTGCGCTGGTCAATTTCACAGAAGGAGCAGAGCGCACGGAACCGGAATTTGGTGAGACGGTAAAGCCGGGTGGAATTGCCGCGATCTACTGGAACGGAAAAAATCACACGGTTGAGCCGATCTTCGGAAAGCCTGAAGAAGCTGTATTTGGTGGATCATGAGGGTTTACATCAACCGCTTTGACGCGCAGCACATCTGGAGCGTGGACGATGGCGATTTGAGTACGGAAACGCAATGGGATGAAGTGACGATTCTTGTGAGCAGCAAGACGGTCGTGGATTTATCCAAGCGCGGCAGTAAAACCGAACCGTGCTGCTGGATCGAGTGCAATGGATCAATTCTGGGATTGAGTTTGGAAGGCAAGAAAATAGCAGTGATTCGATAGGAGACCGCAATGGCAACTGACATGATTGATCTTTCGTCCTTGGAAGCAACGGACACGACGCAAACCGAAACTGAATCAGTTGAGACGCAACATCCGGAAACGCAAACCGCGGAAATTCAGCCAGGGAATCAAGAAACTCAACAGGCGCAAGTATCTGAAGATTTGAGCGGAAAGTCGATTCGGGATGCGGTAAAGCAATTAGCCGCGGCTAATCCAGCTCATGCGAAGATTCTTCGCCAGCTCGCCGATACACATTTCCGCGAGGCTACAGGCTGGAAGGGCGCGTTTGAAACCCCGCAGAAGGCTGCCGAGGCCAAAAGCATTATCGAGTCCGCTGGCGGGATTGAGGGCATTTCTCAGGCCACGCAGAGACTTCAGACATACGATATGCAGGATGCCGGGCTAAAAGAAGGCAATCCGGAAGTGCTGGACGCGATGTTCAAGGACTTTCCTGAAGGCGCGGCTGCGCTGGCTCCGCACTATCTTGAACGCCTGCAGAAGATGAATCCTGAAGCCTATGGCGCCGCAGTAGGACCGCATGCGGTACAGATGCTGAAAGATGCCCAGATACCGCAATTCGTACAGGGCCTATTAGCTGAAACCGATCCCGCGAGAATCAAGGCCGGCCTGACAACGATGGATAACTGGCTGAAGGGCCAGATGCAGAACGCGGACGCAGTGAAAAACACTGCCAAGCCTGCTCCGGGTACAGACAAACTGAAAGAGCGCGAAACGCAACTCAATCAGCGCGAAGAAGGCATTTTCCGGTCTGCGGTGCAAACTAAGGTCAACGATTCCATTCAGGCTCCGATGAAGTCTCTTGTCGATCAGTACGTCAAGGCAAACGGATGGAACGAAAAGCAGGCCGCTTACTATAGGACCGCACTCGAAAACGCTGTGATTGAGGAAATGAATGGCGATAACGGTTACAAGCAGCAGATTGACCTTCGCTTTGCCAATAAGCAGAGGACGCATGACACTGTAGCGACTTACGCGGCAGGGGAATTCTCTCGGCGCGCCAAGGATAAAGCTCTGGAAGTGTCGAAGGAATGCAAGAACCTGTTTGGATCGTCTGGTAAATCAACTGCCACTGGAACCGGAGCGGTGAAGCCTGGACAGCCTAAGACCGCTCCAGGTGGAGGCCCGTTGCAGGTATCGTCGATCCCGACCAATGAACAACTCGATACTTCACGCCCTGATTTCACGGAAATGCGTATCAAGGGGCAGGGGTATTTGAAAAACGGGATGTTTGTAAGCTGGGCTCATCTAAGAGGCCGCGCATGATCTTCAAGATCGCATTGGGAATAGTGCTTGGATTAGCCGCATGGGAAGCGTTGCCGCTGATCGCAGGCAAGATATACGATGGCTTCGCGGCTCTCGATCATTGGATTATTGAGCAGACTACATTTCGACGCAGAACGAGATAAAAAGAGGGCCTCGGCAAAGAGGCCCATGTGAGAGAAAGATTCAGGAATGAGTTGATTATATGGTGCACTTGACAAGCTGTGCTATATTTATTTTCAGCGAAACAGCCAACCCGTCTACTGGCCGCCCCTTCGAGCGTTATCCGATGCCAACTGAGTTGAGACCACTACTTTAGCTGAGCCATGCGGCTCGGAGAACTCCAATGGCACTCGGCACAGAAGCAGCCGTAGAAGCGGTTGAAATCGAAGCCTTTAGCACCGAAATCCCATCGCTCATCCCCATGAGCAAGACGCTGTACGCGCTGGCGCAGGACCGCTTCACTAAGGTTCCGGTCTCCTTCCAGACGACAGCAGGCACAACCACCCGCCCATCCTTCCGCGTTCCTTTCCGCGTGCAGGGCGGCGCTTACATCTCGCAGGGAACCGGCGACGGCAATGCTCTTGGCCGCGGCAATATGTCGATCTGGAATGATTTCAATCTTTCCCCGATTTGGCACTATGCCGTGAACGAGATGACGCACCTCTCGCAGCTCGCCGTAAACGGCAAGAAGCGCGGTCTCATCTCTCTCAAAGCTGAGGAACTGAAGAACTCGCTCGATTCGGCGATGGCAGGCATTGAAGGCATCATGTACGGTGACTCTTCGGGAGCCATCACGCAGATTCCCTCGACAGCTACCGTTTCCTCGAACTCCGGCACTGGTAATCAGACCAGCTTCATTACCGGCGTTCGGGCGATGGCCTTCACGGACAATCAGGTAGTACAGATTTTCCCGTCCGAGGGTGGAAGCACTCGCGGCAATGCCACCATCTCGATCAACGATCCGGTCACTTCGACGTTGTTCTTCTCTACTGTCCTGCCCTCGACAGGCGGGGCGACTGCTGCAGGCGACTACATCATGATTGCCGGCTCTTCCGGCGCTTATGGTGAGGGCGTTTTCGGCACAACCTCGTGGAACAACTCGGCGACAACTGGCATCCAGGCTGGCATCAACCGGGCAACCTATCCCAGCCGTATTTCAACTCCCTCGATCAACCTGAACGGCGGCAGCATTACCGCTTCGCTATCGGCGCGCATCGAGGCTCTGTTGGGTAGGGCAATGGGCGGATCTAACAAGACCAAAGACTCTGGCATCTACCTTTTCGGTGAAGACCAGAGCTACGCGGTTGCGCAGACGAACTACTACAACAAGCAGATCGTCCTGCAGCAGTCGAACAGCGAAGGCAGCACTGGGAAAGTGCCGGATGTGAGCAAGAAGTATTTCCAAGGCACCTATGGCGGCAGGGACGTTCATCTGTCCTACGTTCAGCCGCTGGGCCGCGTGGATATGCTTCTGACCTCGGATTGGTACATCGGGGAACTCTGCCCGCTGCAACTGTACGATTTCGGAGGCGGAAATACCACCATGCCAGTCCCAGACCCCTCCGGAAACGGATGGCTGACCTCAAACCAGTTCGCCTATGAGTGCAGTTTCAATCTTGCCTGTAGTGCACCGCGTCATCAGCTCTATGTGTATGGTGCCTCTCAGCCTACAATTTGATGAAAACAAACCTGTTGCTCATTATTAGCGTAAGACAGATTTAAGTTGTTGAAATTTCCAGTGAGCGGATGTAAAATGATTGCATGGACAAAAAATTCTATGTTTATCGTTACCTCCGCTCATCAAATTCGAGATATGGAGTATCGGGAACTGCTTTTTACGTAGGAAAAGGATGCGGAAAAAGAGCATGGTCTAGAGATCACCACGTACATCCTCCGAGCGATGAGTCGCTAATTGAATTCATCGCTCAGGATTTGAGCGAGAAAGATGCCCTACAGATTGAAATGCTTCAGATCCATCTTTTAGGAAGGATCGACAGGGGGACTGGATGCTTAGCGAATCGAACCGATGGAGGGGAGAAGAGATTCAAGGGTGGTAGTCATTCCGAAGAAGCAAAAGCAAAGATGGCAGCCGCAAAACTAGGCAAGAAGCGCGGACCTAACCCACCAGAATGGAACGCTAATATCGCAGCAGGAAATCGTGGCAGGAAAAAAGCACCAGAGCAGATAGCTAAACAATCAGCAGCTCTGAGGGGAAGACCTAAGCCGCCAAGATCAGAAGAATACCGGCAAGCAATTCGTAATGGTAAGCTAGGACGCAAGAGGCCGGATATGCAATCGGGTTCGGCCATGCAACTGAAATCAGCGCAGACCCGCACAGGCGTTAAACGCGGACCGTACAGGAGACCAGAATGAGACACGAACCTTTTGAGATAGTGGACCGGCGTACCAAGGCCGCCGATGAGTCCGCAGAGCCACAACCGCCTGAAAACGAGATCGATGCTCTTGTTGAGCCAATCAGCCTTGCGGAAGTTGACCGCATTTATTCTGATCCGGTTCCAATCTTCGACCGCGTTCTGATTCGCCGCAATGCCAAAGAGACAACCTGGGGCGGAACACATTTTGTCATCCCTGAATCGGCGCAGAAGTCAGCCAATCGCGGGGTTGTGGTCGCTTGCGCGGATTTTTACATCATCGAAGGTCAGTCCTTTCCGATGGTAAATGTGGTCAAGCCCGGCGATGTGGTCACATTCTCTGCTTTCAATACGGAGGACATTGACTGCGATGGCGAAGTGTTTACGCTTTGCAGCGTCTTCGACCTCAAGCTCATCGAAAAAGTCAGCTTTGCGCTTGGAGTGAGCCATGCAGTCGGCATATAGCGCCCATCCAGAGCGCCTCCATGCGCCCGATAACTTCCAGAGGCGCATTACGCAGGTCGGCGGATTGAATCGCTACAGGAAGCCTCGCTTCAAACTGGCATGGGCACAAGCGGAGACGACTCGGCAGGGCGGGGAATTTCCCTATGACGGCGACTCCGAGACTATGTTCGTAGGCTACCGCGAGGTGTACAAGGGCGATGGCCTGCCGCACTGGATGCTGATGCAGTGGGTGGATGCCGGAATGTCGATTGAAATGCCGCATATCCAGCCACAGTCGGCAGAATGGTTCTATCAGGAGAATCGCTGCGCAAAAACAGGACTTCAGATACTCGGCGAGTATCCGTATCACGGTTCCTACCAGATTGCTCTTCCGCTGGTAGCCAAAATCTTCGACAAGGGCCAGCTTTACATCGAAGCCTTCCCGCTTTCGACGGAAATTGTGGAAATGATGGTTCCGATCATCAAGGCATCGCTGGAATTGTCGCTCGAATGCAAGATGCGATTCATGAAAGAGTGCGAAGAGAAGGACGATATCGAATTCGGCAAACGCGTAGACGATATTTACCACGGCGTCAAGCGCAAGGCGTCTCTGGCCTCAACTTCATGGCTTGAAGACAAGATGCGCTCGATGGAAAGGCACTTCAACGTTGGCCTGGTAACGATGATGGCGAGGAATCGCCGTTTCCAGGCCCAAAACCAGCTCAGGAGACCAAACTAATGGCAGACAACGTAATCGAACGCCCAGACGTAGCCAGCGCGCAGGCCCACAAACGCAACGAAGCCTATTTCCCCAATGCGATCGCAGAGATTCAGGACAGCTTTTCTCCGGCTGTGACGCCGATCTACATTTACAACGTCAGCCCGCTGGAATTCAACGAGCCGCGCTACCCGAATCATCCGCATATGTGGATTAAGCCATGCCCTCTGGCTAAGGAATATGTCCTCTGCAATGCAATCAATCATCCGTTTTCCGAGAACTACCGCGATGAGAATGGCAATCTGCTGGTTCGGTTCACGAATGGCTTCAAGGAAGCGACGAAGATGCTTTCCCCGGCCAATCCTGGAACGGATCAGAATTTCGAGGAATTCAACCCGCTCAATGTGGGCGGAAATCTCAACAATTTCGGCGTCTTCTGGAGCGTGAACAACCCGCCGACTCAGGAAGAGCTGGATGCGGCGCGCAACAGGCTTGTCAAGACGTTCAAAGCCGAACTCGCGGAGATGTCGAAGATCGAATCTGGCCCAGGCGGGACTGCGGAAGCCCAGGCACGCGCCAACAATATCTCCCATGCCGCGGCGAACTACTTTGAAACTTCGCATTCGTGGCATCGCAGCGATTTGATTCCGAAAGGCGCGAAGGCTGGCGCAACCGCGAATTGCCCCAACTGCGAAGAGCTTATTTCTGCTTCGGCTGCGGTGTGCCGTCATTGCGATGCTGTTTTGGATGAAGAGAAGGCAAGGAGACTATTTCCAGACCGCTTTCGTCGCGGGCCGGGTCGCCCAGCCGCTGACGCAGCGTAAATCTTCCGTGGGCCGAGCGGGTCAGTTATCGGCGGGTTAGGCAGACTGGTCTCGGCTATACTCGGACCTTGTAGAGCCCACGGATGTTGAGGTTATATGGCAATCGGAGGACAAGCCGCTTATCCGAGTCTCGGAGTCATCGCCAATCTTGCGCGCTCAAAAGTGAATGACGACAAGGCTGGCGCCACAGGCACTCCCGGCGAGGGCCAGATTCTCACGAATTCAAGTGTTACGCTCCAGAACTTCATGAATTCGGCCATCCGCGACACCTACCGCGATGTGCGTATCATGGGGCAACCTACTCTAATCGGCGACAACTACATTCTGTATAACCTTCCGCCTGTAAACTCGTCGCTCGGCGTCGGCGTCATGAACCCTGCAGTTCAGACCGCACTGCAGTTTGTCGGATACTTCGATGGCCTTCTGATGTGGCCGAATTTCACTCTTCCGCAGAATATGCTTTATCCGCTGGAAATGTGGGAGCGGCAGAGCGGCACCAATAACCCGTTTGGGGAAATGAAACAGGCTTCGGGTCCATTGTCTCCTCGCAATCAGGTTCAAGCGATTGGTGAGTGGGAGTGGAGAACGGATGGAATCTGGATGAACGGAGCGATTGAGTATAGGGACATTCGCCTGCGGTGGATTTTCACTTTTGCAGACCTTGCAAGCCCTAACATTGACTGGAGCACTACCTACGTTCCGATTCTTGATTGTCAAGATGCAGTGGCTGATAAGATTGCAGTGATGTATTCGGCGCGGCTGGGCGGAAGCGCCTTGACCGAAGCAAGAACCGACGCAAAGGCAAGTCTTTTTAAACTGAGGCAGCAGATTACGCGAGACCGGCAGAAAATCGATTACCAGCGCCCCGTATATGGCGGGAGCAGAGCGGGGATGGCTGGAGATCCAGCACGAGTCCTCTACTAGGAGAACATCATGGCTTCAGTACTCACGATGACCGCATTCAATGAGCCCTACGGCCTCGACCAGACTGCGAAGCGCTGGGAAGTATTCGGCAAGATGACATTTGTTGCCGGAAACTATATTACGGGCGGACTTCTGCCTAATTGGGGAGAACAGGTGGCCAACGTACTTGGCCCGCTTCAGTACACGGATGGAGAAAACCTGCTTCTGGCGCGGTACACTCAGCCATCATCCTTCAAGATCACCAACAGCGCGTTAACGTCAAATGTGGTGACGATCACAGCGGCGAATTCTTTGACTGCTCTCCAGTGGGTCACGTTCCAGGGCATGACAAATTTGCCATTCCTGAATGGTCTCACTCTTCAGGTCATTGCAACCGGACTTTCCGCGACGCAGTTCGAGGTGAACTTCACGCATGCTAACGTCGCGTCCGCTGCTGAGGCTGGCTCTGCTGTTCTTGTTATCGGGCCGGATACGATGATTCAGTTGCAGAGCCTTTCTGGATCAGGATACGAGTACCGCTACAACAAGGCGAATGCGAGTATCCAGATTTTCACCACAGGAACAGCTTCGGGGGATGCGGAAAACGAGCTTGCGGCTGGGGCGCTTCCCGCTGCTGTTATTGCGGACATTGTTCATTTCGTGGCGAGTTACGTAAAGGGGTAGTCCGTGGGGCATACCCTTCAGGGCCGCATGTCGGCACAGCTCGAAACCTTTTCGGGAACGGTCACGCTTGCACAACCGCATGACCTTCCCGAAGGAGCGAGTCCGCGCAATCAAAACCAAGACTTCTCGGTCGGTTCAACCTTTACCAGGCAGGGTCTTGAAGACGTGTTCACCTACGAAGGTGGAAGCGCGGGGCCGGATGGTGGAGGAGCAGCCGCAGACATTCCTGTCACCGGAACAGCCTGGTCAAGCCCTGCAAACGTTCTTTCCAATACGGGGGTTTTCTCGAGCGCCAATCTGGTGTCTTCCGGTTCTAATGCCTCCTCTACTTCCGCAGGATCGAATTCAGGTGGCGGTGTTGCATGGGCTAACCCGCAGAATGTCGATTCAAGCGTTTCATTTGCCACGGTTTCATTGTCTTCTGGAGGAACAAACTACTCGCCTTCTCAGCAGAGCGGCTCAGTCTCTAATTCTGCCAGCGCATCGAATACATCTCCCGCTCCGATTTATGCGACTCTTTCAGGCTTTGCTTCTGTACCCGCTACAGCCTGCACGCTTTATGTGAATGTCAATGTGGTGATTTCGTCCAATCAGGGCGGCGCAACATTCCTGATTAATTATTCGACAAACAATGGTGCCACATGGACTGCGGCTGGAGGTTATGGAGCCAGTAGTTCGGCAACGATTCCCATTGCCATTTCCGGAATAACAAACCTTGATACGATTCAACTTCAGATCGAAGCTACTGCGGGTTGCTCGCCTACTGGATTTGCCAATGTTACGGGTCAGGTGACTTCATGGTATGCCACGGTTGCCGGGGGATCAGGGTTAACGGCTCAGACCCTTCAGGCAGCGATTTCAGGTCTTTCCATCCCTTCGGGCGCTTCGATCACAGGATTGGGAATTTCATTCACGGCAGACTACTCAGGGTCGCAGCCTAGTTTTCAGGTAGGACTAAATGTTGGCAACGTGACTCAGCCGGAGACTCTGACTACTAGCCCAATGACATTTACTGCTGGAGGCAATGGGTCGCTGTGGGGGTATTCCTCATGGTCGCAAGCAACCCTTTCCAGTCTCATCGTGAATTTCTTCGGCTCTTCCTCTGCGACCTGCACAATCAACGTAAACAAGCTGGTAGTAACCGTCTACTACAGCTATTCCGGAAACGCTTCAACCGATGCCTTGCGTGTTACTCAGTTCGGATTTTCGGTTGCAAGCACGGCTACTCCGCAGGGATTTGTTGTTTCAGTGAACACCAATGCGTCTACAGAGCCCTACACGCTCACGGCGCAGATGGTTAAGGCTGGAGTGCCGGTAGGATCGCCGCAGCCCATCCAGGTGCCCGCAAATTCAACGCAACCGATACGGTTTGGAGGTACTGGAAACCTGTTTAATGCTTCATGGGTTTATTCGGACCTGAATAATACTTCGTTCGGCGTGCAGTTTACTGCCTCAGGATCAGGGACTACAGTTTTTCTGGGCTATGTGACCATCCTTGCTTATTTTGTTCCTACGCAGGAAAACTACAATTTCATCGGAACCTACGAAGATAATTTCGGGAATATCTACAATGTAGCCCTCGATTCAAAGGGTGATTTCTGGCTTGAAAACCTAAGTGCGAATCCAGGCGTTCTTACCCCTCTCTTTACAGGCCCTCCAGTCAACAGCTACGCATCTGCTTTTGTGGCCAATTCAAGGCAGTATCTTGCGATTTCCGATCTTTTGCAGGGGAACTATCCTCCACAGCAAATCATCGGCACAGCAGCGGGTCAAACCGGGTGGAATGACCGTGTATCGCAGGTCGGCCCCGGAGCGCCTCCGTCATTTCAGGGAACTCTCTCTGCTGGTTCCACTGTAACGATAACGGCCTATTCGTATTCAGGTGGAATCCTTACATTGACCGCGGCCAACAGTTTGACTGCCGGTGAAGTCATTCGGATCATTGCGATCAGCAGCGACCCTCTTTTCCCGCTCAATAATCAGCTTTTCAATGTGCTCGGAACGGGGCTTTCAGGAACACAATTTGAGATTTCGGAAACGGCTGTCACGGGAAGTGGGACGACAACGGCCACGGCAGCCGCTCAGTATACCTATCCGATTGCCGCCTCGCCTCTCGGAATTACTCAGTTCCCGTTCTGGAATCAGGCGCAGGGGTTTCAGTCGCAGTTGGATGATATTCTCTGGAGCTCCGGTGCGGGATCGACTAATTCCGGCCCCGTCATCACTGTTTACTATCTCAATGCGTTCACACATCAGGGCGACGAAGACGCTAATCTCGTTAAGTATTTCCAGCAGCAGCAATTCCCGGTTTATGTATACGTATCTGGAACGAATCAGCCCGTAGCGAATGGAACGTTTCTCGTCACTTCGATTGGCATCGGAACTCCTCCGGGTGGAGGGGATCAGAGGTTCTATTTCACATACAACGTGGCATCCAGCAGCTATGCAAATCTCGGTGGAGGGTCAAATGCGCAGCCGGGGCAATACCAACTGACCGTTGCCACTGTAACTACGACTCTACCGCTGCCGGGAGTTACGGCTAACGACCAGATCACCATCACCGGCGATCCTGTAGCGTCATGGAATGAGACCTGGTTAGTCCTTGAGGCTTTGAATAGCGGGTCTTACGCTATTTCCCAAACTTCTATGGCTGCGGGGACTGCGACGTATAGTTGGCAGATTTCTGGATCTACGACAAGCCCTCCGGTAGTGGGTCAGCTTGTCACTGTTACAGGAACTTTGAACGGAAACGGAATTTTCAACGTTACCGATGCAGTCATTGCTTCGGTGACCGGGACAAGTTCAGGAACTTTTACGATCAACGGATTCGGGAATCAGACTTTCTCGTCCGAAACAGAAGTTGCGCAGGCGACGACTTCAGGAACGGAATTCCTCATTGACCCCGGCCCTCTGACTTTAGGCGAGGTCGCAAGCAATTCTCCGATTTATGGAAATTCCGGTGGAGGATTCATCACGCTCGTTGGTTCTTCCTCTGTGGTAGTTGGAACCGGCACGCGGAAAGGAACATGCTTTTTCATCACTCGCAACGGTTATTACACCGCTCCGGCGCCAACGGTGCAGTTCAACACCGCCGACAATACGAATTACATCCTCGTTTCAAATATCCCTATCGGGCCGCCGAATGTCATCGCCCGCGCCATCGTATTTACTGAGGCCGGACAGGAAGGACAGCCCGGAGCGAGCTACTACTTCATCGCCGTTCCGCAGCAGTTTGTGTTTAACGGTGTCACATATCTATCGTCTTCGACAGTCATCAACGACAACGTTACGACCACTGCCAAGTTCACCTTCCCTGACTCGGTTTTACTAAACGCGGAAGAAATCGACATTCAGGGTAACGACCTTTTCGCGCTCGAAGAATTAGGCGATTCGGCGTGGTGCGCGCAGTACGCCGGAAGGTCCGTTTGGGGCAGGGTAAGAAACAAGGTTCCAAACTTCGTCAACATGAGTTTTGATGGAGGCTATAACCCGAATCCCGGTGGGAATATCCTGCCCTTAGGCTGGGGCCTCAATGCGGCTACCGCACCAATCGGCATACCAACGCTTCTGGTTTCTCCGGTGTTCGGAAATTCCTATTACATCAACAACAATACCGGTTCTACTAAGACTCAACTCGGCATGATTACGCAGTCGGCGTATCAGGATTACAACAACGTCGCCATCTTGAATCCAGGCACGGAGCCGGTTGCTTATTCCGTCAGAGTTACGGTGAGAACTCCTTCGAGCGCGACGGGCGGCGCTTTAGTTATCGACCTTACCGACTTCAATTCATCGACGGGATACGGGCAGACCTACGGGTCTTATGTTCTTCCAACGTCTTCCATGACTTCCAGCATGGAAACCTATTCCGGGGTGTTGCTCGCTACGCCACTGGCGAGCATTCCTCCTGGACTGCTTTTGAGAGTGTGGGCGCAGAATCTGCCTAATGGCGCAGACATCGAAATTGACCGCATCGAGGTCTATCCGACGCTTGCACCAACGAATCTTACCGATTTGACGATCAGCTACAAGAACGATCTTGAATCCTTCGATCAGGACACCGGAAACGCTACGACTACCACGGTGAACGCGCAACCGGCCAACGGCGGATTTGAGATGAATGGGTTGTTTTACGTTCTCAAAGAAAGTTCTCTGGGGTACATTTCAGACACGCCCAATCAGGAGCCTACTGCGTGGAATCCCTTTAAGCAAGTTTCGCCTATCGCGGGAGCTTGCGGAATCAATGCATGGGATGCCTCGAAGAAATGGGCGATCATGGCGAACCAGAACGGCCTGTTTCTTTTCAACGGCGGGGAGCCTACGCAGATCGAGTTGGACATTCCCGACATCTGGGCCGCGATCAACTGGTCAAATGCTCAAGGTCTTGTTGTCAGAAACGATACGGCCAATAATAGGTTCTTTATTGCCTGCCCAATGGCTACCCCGAATCAATGGTGCCCGTCTTTTGAGGAAAACGACGGTACAGGCGGCAATAATGTCATCCTTTACATCAACTATGACGGCATCGGTAACATAGAGTCTTTAATGGCTTCAGAGCCGCTGCATGTGACGATCATGGGGCAGCTTGCCGTTCACGATCTGAGGATGAAGTACTCTCTCTGGTCGATTCCAACGCCGTACATGGCGATCTGCAAGCGCAGCGAACTATTCTCGGAGATGTTGTTCTGCAATGGAATTGGATCGAGCAAGATTTACTCTCTTGGTTCGTATCAGGCAGGAGCCGATGACGGTGTGCCGTTCCCATCTTCGTACTGTACTTATGGGTTTGTCGATCAGAAGAAAGCGAAGGAAAATCCCGTCTTCGGACTTCACAATAAGCGTTACGTATATTGGGATTTTCTGATTTCAGGCAGCGGAGATATCAATTCTGGAACGCTCTCAATCACGTTCTTTCAAAATGTTCTGCAGGCTCCTTACCCGTTTTCCGTGCCGGGCGGCGTAACTTTGTCTGACCCCGCGGCAAATGATATTGAAGGGCCGCTGGATGAATTTGCGCAGAGACTCTTTGTCGAGATATCGACATTTGGGGTTGGGTGCTATTTCAATATTTCGCGCATGACGCTAGTGGCGCAAGCTGACGCATGGTCTCCGCTGAGAGGGTTTTGATGGGACTCGGTAATAAAGCAAACGCGACCAAAGGAACCAATCAGGCTACCGTTAGCGGCCAGCTTGATATTGGAGGACTTCAGGCAGAAATTCAATCAAAAGACCCTCGCCATGCGCAAGTTCATCAGGATATTGTCGATGCGATCAACAGAATCGCGGCGAATGCCGGTGTTTCGGCTACGGGAGATATTGCGGCACCGAAGCCTCCCGATTCGGTGTCTGTGTCAGTCGGCGGGGAGCAAATGCACGTGTCGATTAACCATAATGGGCCAGTTTCCAGGGGAATTCGATATTTCACGGAGATTGGTTATTCAACAACAGGAACTCCGACTTTCGGACAGCCTATTGTGAAAGATCACGGTACAAGCAGGACGCCAGAACCGTTCACGCTGCCCACGCAGGACGGCTCAGGAAATCCATATAGCTATTCAGTGAGGTCGTATGCTCAAAACCCCGGAGGTCCGGCCTCAGAGGCCACAGTGGCTCAGGGAGGGCCATTTACGATGAGTGGAACCACGAAGCTCACTTTATTGCCTTCAAATGGCAGCGGCACGGCTCCAAATACCGGAGAGTCCGCAGGTCAGGGGTTAGGAAAAAATCAGGTGCGCCAATGATAGTCAGAGATGCAGATTCGAGCGATTTTTCGAGGATCGCAGGAATCCACGAGGCTATGGGGTCTGACTATCGGCTTCCAGAGTTAGGGCATCCCTTATTCTTCGTTCGCAAGGTTGTTGAAAATGGCGGTGAGGTCGTGGGGGCATGCTTTCTGAGAATCTGTGCGGAAACATATTTATGGCTTGCGCCTGAATTATCGCCTCGTTGTAAGATGGATGCAATGAACCTGATGCAGCCAGAGGTTTTGCGCGCGGCGTGGCAGAATGGTTTAGATGACATTGAAGCTCGAATCCCTGAGACCATCGAACGACGCTTCCAGAAGCGCCTAGCTCAACTTGGATGGACGCCAAACCGCAGCGGGTGGCATCCGTGGAGCATATCGACTCATGCGTGAGATTTCCCTAAAAAACGGAAAGATCGCACTGGTAGATGACTGCGATTTCGATGTTCTCAATAAATTTGAATGGACGGCATACAAAAGCAACCGATCAAATCGGTTTTATGCTGTCAGATTCACCTATCAGTATGGAAAAACCTTTGCGCACTATATGCACAGGGAGATATTGGGTCTCGCTTTCGGGGATAAGCGAGAAGGAGAGCATCGATCTGAAAACGGACTGGACAATCAGCGCCATAATTTAAGGATTGCTAGCAGCTCGCAAAATAAGTGCAATAGGGGAGCACATAAAAATAATCGGCTTGGAGTCAAGGGCGTGCATATCCATGCAGACGGCAAATATCGAGCCATGATCCATAAAGACAAGAAGCGTTATGATTTAGGACTTTTTAATTCACTAGAGGAGGCCGCGGATGCCTATGGCGCCGCCGCAAAGGCTCTTCATGGTGAATTTGCGAGGGTGCAATGAGAGACTCGCAGGCAGCAGCCAATACAGCGGGCTCCGCGGCTGGCGCTTATGGCGCTACGGCTGGCGGCATCGGATCGAATGTAATCCCCTTTTTGACTCGCCAGATGACCAACCCCACCGGCATGAGCCAGCGCGATATCGGTGCGCAAATCACTCAGGGGCTTGCAGGAACCGGAGGCGCTACCGCAGGTCTTACCGGAGCAGCAGGGAAAATGGGTATGGATACCCGTAATCCGATGGGATTCTCTGGGGCCTTAGACGCCGCCGCGCGATCTGCCGATAAGGGAAATGCGATGGTTGGCGAGAAGATTGCAGCCAACAATGCCGATGTGAAACTTAATCAGCAGAACACCGCTTCCGGCGACCTTTCCAGGCTCTACGGCATGGCTGCCAACGCGCAGACTGGAGAGGGTGAGGTGCAGGCTAAGGACTTGCAGACGGCGAATCAGATGCCTCCGTGGTTGAGTGGTATTTTGTCTATTGGTCAGGACGCTACCAGGCTAGCCGCGGCGAAGATGAACGGAGGAGGTCAGGGTTGAACCTCACTCCCATATTGCCGCTTCCAGATGACCCTACGCAGGGCAAACTTGCTCCTAAACTGGGCGGCTTGCGTGCTCCCGATAGTGGAATTCCATCGCTAGGCCCGCTTCCGTCATTAGGAACTGCTCCGCAGCCGTCTATGCCGCCGATGCTGAAGCCTATCATTACCAGTCCACGGCAACAGCAGGAGCAGCAGTTACAGCAGGCCTTACAGCAGAAGCCGCAGGGATTCTGGCAGAACCTTCGGCATATCGCGGGAACCGTGGGCCGGGTAGCTGGGGATATTGTCGCTCCCGGTACGACTGAGCTTGTTACGCATTCTCTGGGTCAGGTTGGAATCGGACCTGAAGCGAATAACTTCCGTGCGCGGCAGTTGGCCGGATTGCAGGCTCAGGACCGCACCGAACAACAGGCGTCGGAAACGCGGCTGAATGACTCGAGTAAGCGGTCATTGGAAGGATCGCAGGCTAACGAGGCAGATGCGCGCGCGCAATCATTAGAAAATCCGGTAGAAAAAAGCGCGTGGGAAATCAACAAGGAATATGTAGGTCCGAATGGAGAGCCGATACAGGAAAACAAACTCACCGGGCAAATGCGCGTTGTTCCAAATGCTCCTACTGGAATCAAGCGATATGAGCCACCCTCCAAGGATAAGCCGGATACGGCAGCGGAAGATGACCAGAAGTACGAGGGTATTGTAGCCAAGCACATTGAAGGCCAGCCGGTTACTCCTGAAGAAAATGCCTTTGCTAAGGCATACAGGGACAGAAAAACGCTTGGTCAACAGGCGACCAACATTTATACCGGAAACCGCGAAGAAGGCAAGCAGGACGTTGCTGTAAGGCAAGAGACGTTGAAGGCGTACACTCCGGCGCAAGAATCAGCAGAACGCATGAACGTGATGACAGATGCCTACGAAAAGGCAATCAAGAATCACGATCAGCAGGCCATGTTAAATCTTCTCGCAAACCATCTCGGAATGACGATGGGTCTGCAAAAGGGCGCTCGTATGACGAAGGATATTATTCACGAAGCGCAGCAATCTCAACCCTGGTTGCAGGGTATGGAAGCAAAATTCGACAACAATGGGTACTTGGCAGGCGTAACACTTTCTCCAAATCAGATGCGGCAGATGGTAGACCTTGGACACGAGAGATATGCGGAGGACACGCAGAAAGCACGCTCGACAGCTAAATACCTGGGCGCAAAAGATGATGGCCCAGACAGGATTCCAGGTAAGGCGACGATCAATTATTACCTTGGACAAGCAAACGGAGACCCCGCGAAAGCGAAAGAATTGGCCAAGCAGGCTGGCTGGACGGTGCAATAGTGGAGCAGCAACAGCAAACCGATCCTTGGGTAGAGGCGGCGAAGAACTTCAAGCCGCAGGCGTCAAGCGGATCTGTGCCCGCTGGCAATCAGGATTGGAAGCTCTGGCAATCGGGAGCAGCAGCACCTACCGATACTCGTAACGCTATTCAAAAAGGATTTGATAGGTTTACTACTGTCACTCCAGAAGACGAGCAAGGTGTCGGCCCTGTGGGGCGTTTTGCTGGCCGCGTTGGAGCGGGCATCGTAGAGGGTATTGGGGCACCTTTCATGCATCCAATCCAAACTATAAAGGGGATTGGAGAAACCATTAGCCGCGGACAAGGTACACCGTGGGGAGTGGCGGGGGAGATGGCGCGGCCAGCGGTAGAAGATTTCGTTCAGAATGGCGCTGAAAAGGCACTCCCGCATCAACTCGGCAATCTTATGGGAGGAGCCGCGCTTGGAGAAGCTGCTGGGCCTCTTGTGGGGCGTACGGCGGAAGCGGCGGGGAATGGATTGCGCAATCTTCGTCCTATGCCGTCTGCCGATATTGTTCCTCCAGTAGAAATGGCTTCTCGTAAACTCAGTCAAGCCATTTTGCCAGCAACAAAAGATGCTTCGAATTTCATCCAGGCAGCTCCGCATGAGGTTCCCAATGTGCTCGATTATGCGAAACGAACCGGGAACAATCTGCGGACTCAGTTGGAGTTTTCAAAGGCTGCAGAAGGAAGCGCACAAGAGGCGAGAGATTTCTACGAAAACCAGATTCTCAAACCGAATGATAGGACGGTGAAGACGACAGGAACCGGATTCGGTGAGCGCAAAGGGGAGAGTCCTGATACCTATGCTACTTTGAGCGATATCGACAAGCGCGTGGTAGAAATCAACAAGCAACTCGATAAGCCTGCCCTTAACTCTGACGATGCGAGGCGCGCACTCGCCAGCAAGCAGGATTTGCAGGCGGAAGCATCGAAATTACGGGATATTCTTCATCAAAACCTTGCGCAGGCGACTGGTCTACGGCCGGATGATATTGTCAATCTTCGCCAGCGCGTAGGACGTGGATATGAACTAGCGAACGATACGAACGCTGCTGTAACCTCAAGAATGCAGAGTGAAGGAAGGGCCGAACAAGGACCGTTACATCTTTCACAGATGCCATCGAAATTGCTGGATATGGTACGTGGCGGACCAACGGCGATAGCGGACCGGCAATTCCAGCGCGCAATCAGGAATTTCCCTGGACAGGCTCAACCGCTCCCAACGTTGAATCCTCCTGTCGCAGCGGAGGCTGTTCCGCAGCGTGCTCCATTATGGAACGGGATACAATCGGTTGGACAGCCAGCACTGCAGACGATAGTTCCAGATATTGAAGGCGCGATGCAATCGCCCGGAGTGAAGGCCAGAACTCAGAGGTTTATGGATCTGTCCGCTGCGCAAAATGCAGCACGCGATGCAGAAGCGCAGGAAGCAGCCAGAGTGCAGAATTTACGCGAGCAGGGAAAAGTTCGCAAAACAGCATTGAAGCAAGCCAGAGACAATCAATAGGAGAATCGACATGGGCATTTATAACAAAACCGCTTTTGGTCCTCCATACAAGGAAACTCTGCGTATGCAGACTGGGGTAACGCCGGTTTACCTTTTTGGCCGACAGGATCAGCACACAGAGCCCTTCCGGTTCAAGATTACGCAGATTGTCGGCACAGGAACAACGGCTACGGCTACGGTGCAACTAATTTCCGGTGGAGGAGGCGTCGGCGGCTCTGCTTCTGCATTGCTTCCGAATCCCATACCTGTTGTTGGCGCTGTCATGGGCGTACAGGGACTTTCGAATTCTGGATTTAATACGGACCCCGGCACCGTAACGGCGGTTTCGCTGAATTCAAGCGGAGCGGGCACTATTTCGTATGCCAATGCTACTACGCTAACAGTCACCGCCGATTCTGGAACTCTCGTAGTCTGGCCGGCAGAATATCCCGATCTGGTCTCTGCAGGGACAGCATCTATTCCAGTGGCTCAAACTTTTACTCCTGACGACAGCGATAACGCCCGGTGCGTGTTCTGCGAGGCAGTGTGGAGCGGTACTACTCCGACTGCAGCGACGGTTGTATTGCAGGCTGCCAACGTCGATCAGGATGCGCGTTATTACACTCTTCAGAACAACTTCGGATGTAGCACTTCCGGGTCTGTAGCGCAGAGCGATGCGCTTGCGACAATTGTAGCGAGTGCAGTTACCCAGAACGCTGCGGAATACAGCTTTATCATGGGCAAGTTCCTGAGGGCCAAGGTGCTTTCCATGACCGGAGGAGATGGAACTACCGGACTAATCGTCAACTTATTCTCATAAGAGGAATAATGAAAAAGATTCTCGCATTGCTGCTATTTGCCGCACCATTGGCCGCGCAGAACACCTATGGACGCATTGACTTCAGCCTGCAAACGGCTCAGGGGCAAGCTGTGCCAGGCGCGCAGATTTTTGTCTATGCTCAGGCAGCTTGCGGAACAGCTCAAACGGGAACTTTAGCGCAACTTTATTCGACAGCCAACGGAACGACTCTCAATCAGCCGCTTCTCACGGACGGATTCGGCCATGCAGTAGCTTATGCCGCGCAAGGATGCGTCACGGTAACCTATAACAGCCCATACACCGGACTTCTGACATATACCGATCAAAACGTCATTTCTGCGTCTGATGTGCAGTTTTCTGCAAGCGCCTCCATTACCATTACTTCAGTCACCGCATCCGTAAACAACCAAATCAACGTGATGGCACCTCCCTACAACGCGCAGTGTAATATGCAGGTTTTTCCCACAGGAACCATTGCAGCCAATTCCACAACTCTCATCGGATCAGGATTCACTTTTGCGATGGTAGGACGTACGGCGATTGTCTGGGCAGCAGGAGCCTTGCGAGCCAACGGAGCGCCGGGCCCGCTTATTACGACTGTCGTATCTGTCCAGAGCGGAGGTACGCAGGCCACTTTAGCGAATGCGGCTACCACTGCGGTAACGGGGCAATTTGAAATTGGAACCATCGATACAGCGGCAATCCAATCCGCATACAACGCTGCCGCCTCGGCCAATGCCGTATTGCTGTTTCCTTCCAATAAGGGGCTTGCATGCTTGACGGGAACTATCGACCTCAGCGCCGGTGGAACCGTAGCAAACCCTGTATCTATCATGGGACAAGGCTCCATGGTCACTACCATCGCTGGACTTCCAGGGCAGGACGTATTCCAATGGCCGGATGGAATCAGAGTAAACAACGGCTATCAGACGTGGCGGGGATTCAAAGTTCAGGTTGACGGCAGCGAGGACGTGTCTTCAAGCACTTTCGGAGCGGGGCAAATCTGGAATCCGTATGTGGTAGGAGGGTCTCCGGGGTTTGTTACCACTGCAAATCGTGTTGCTGGAGTCGCTGCAAATGGAAGTGGTGGAATCACCGCCGTTTCACCGGCAGTTGCGGCAGGCCCGGTGGTCTTTGATGATGCCACGCTTTCAGGAACTACCCTGACTTGCCCGCATTGTAATTTCCCGACAAATTATGCTCCCAACGTCGCAGCGCAGTTGGCGATTACATCTTCAGGTCTCGGCCTGACCAATGCCTCATTTACGATTGTTAACTCGACTACGGCGACCGTAACCGGAGGCACCGCAGGAACGAACCAATCCGGCAGCTTTGGGTTTCTGAATGGGGGAGTGCTTACGGGCATCATCCCCGGTTCGACTGGCTGGCCTATAGGAAACTGTGGAGTAGTATTCCCAGCATCTAGTGGAGCAAATGTTGGCGGTGTTCAAATGCAGTTTGAAGACCTGTTCTTTCTGACTCCGAGCATCCCTAATCAACAGGAAACCAACTATACCTGCTCAATGTTCTTCCAGCAGCCTCCTTATTACGCGAAGTTCGAGCACATCAGTTCGCAGTTCACTTATTACGGAATCGTGGATGCCATTCCTACCAGCGCGAACAATATCACATGGACTCCCGATACGCGGACCATGTTTGCGATGTCTCTGAGCAACCGATTCCCTTTGATTCAGATCGCGGGAAATCACAGCCTATATGACGGCGTAAACCTGTACGGTGGCGGACAGACCTTTTCTTACGGAGCCATGATGTTCAATGGCCCAGAGAATAAAACGGGCACGTCAACCGTAACGCACTTATATTGGGAATGCTACGGTGGTTCAACCTTCGGAAATTCCGGTACAGGAACTTACTGGGCGGGAACGCAGTGGACTATTAACGCGGCATCGTTGATGCAGTGTAACGGACCGCAGATTCAGTGGACTGCCGGCAATAGTTTTGTGACTGACGTGGAGATGGGAAGCTTGGCTGGAGGCACGGCGGCAGTTGCCCCTATACAACTTTCAGGGGCAGCAAATACCTTTCTTGATCTAGTGATATCAACAGGAAACAGCACCCTTGCATCAATGGTAAACGACACCGGAGTAGGCAATTATGTGCAGGCTACGCCCTCAAACAGCCTCGCCAGCCCAGAGGTTATCAATCAGGCCAGATGCCAGCCGGGGATGTTCGACGGTGAATTTCTCAGTGGATATACCGCTACCCCATTCACTTCGTTTTGTGGATTGATTTTAGATTACGCAACAGTTTCACTAGGCGGCTCTGGAGCTGGCTCTGTCACTTTCGCGCTGAGTACCCCCGGAGATGGCAGTCCGCAAGGAAGTGGATATCTATTTTCCCCATCCACCTCAAGCGGACAGGTAGTTCTCATCGCAAAAGGACAGCCGTTTTTGGCTGGACCTGGATACAGGGTTCCGTTGACGACAAGCATGAATCTTGTTGTAGGGTTGCAGACATCTGCCACCGGAACCATATCTTTCACTGTTCGTGATGCGACGGCATCGACTACGATTCAGACCTGCAACTACACCGTGACTGCGGCAAACACCTTCGCTTACCACGGTCAGTTTGGGTCTGCGGATGCCTGCAACGTCAATACCTCCGCAGTTCCCACGGGAGACCTAATCGAAGTCTTCTATTTCAATGGTGTTTTGGGTAATGAGTCGATCAGCACCGTATCTCTTGTTCCGAACTTCAGTAGCCCTATTCCTCTTGCGAGTGGAAGCACGTCTGTAACGCTTGCCAGCAGCGACAACAGCACGAAAGTTGCAAATACAGCTACAGTTCACTCCATCGTCACAAATGCTTTGAGTGTCACCGGAAGTTGCAACTTCCTCAATGGGTGCGTAGAGGTTGCCATGGTCGGTGGCACCGCCGCCACAGGGCTTCTTAATGGGCTAGGAGGAGCATTTAATCCTTGCACCTCTGCTACCTATGTTCCTACCGGGTCTGGAGCCGCTACTCCTTCTGTCGCATTTTCGACATCGACAGCTACGGCTGGCAACTGCGCGGGATGGATGGGAACCGCTGCCAATTCCTATATGAACCGTCAGCCCGTCATGCAGGGAGGAATAGGTTACAACGCCAGCAGTGACTTCGCCTCAGGAACCTCATCGCGCATCTGGTTCGGCCTTACAAACTGCACTGCGGCTACTCAGGAAGCCAGCGATAACCCGGCTTGCGCGTATGTGATGATCCGCTACTCAAACACTGCGGCAGACGCGGAATATCAGTGTGTTTCAAGCAACGGAACCTCGCAGACCGTAACTCCAATTGGTACCGTTATTCCTGTTACGACTTTTACCACTTGGAACATCAATATCGGGCCTAGTTCGGCGGTCTGCACTGTGGGAACGACAAGCGCTACGGTGAGCACGACGCTACCGGCTTCAACGACAACCTTATCTCCAGCCATGTGGAATGTGGCTGCGGCGTCGACAGCGGTTCACCTCGAAACAAACGGCTGGTACATTTATTCGCAAAATGGACTGTATTGATTCTATTGGACCTTGGTAACGTTGCGTTCGGAACAGGCTGTAGAGAGCATCTAAGTAGAGGACAGACTGATGGCCGAAGGCGGAAACGTGCATATCGAATTGACTCAACTTGCAGGCAGAGTGGATGGCATCGAGCAACGTGTCAACTACCATCAGGTTTACATTGACACGACCTCGCGGCCTATCTTAGAAGAGGTGCGAACTTTTATGTCCAATATTAAAGTCATCGAAAAAGAGAGAGAAAAAGTAAACGAGGACCGCCACAGGGAGAACTCATTCAAGTTGAATATCATGATGGCCCTCATCGCTTTTGCTGCTTTGGTGGCAACAATCGCGGGTATAATGGTGACGGTTTACTACGCCAAGCACGCTGAGTTGATTCCACACGATCTGTTTGGCCGCCAGTACATGCAGCAGGACGCACAAGACTCTCAAGTTCCTGATTATGGAGTGACAAGATGAGCACACCTTCGGGGCCAAATCCTATTCCTCAGCCCGGCAAGAATCCGCCTAACCCTCCTCCGCAGCCCGCCGAGGTGCAATTTATACCGCCTACCTTTACAAACAGTGTTCCAGTAGCTACGCAGCCTGCCATCATCAAGGTTCCGAGCAGCACCAATCCTATCGTTGCGTGGCTAAAAGACCACAACTTTAGTTCTCACAGCATCGCGGTTCTGATAGTCAGTGCGGCTGGACTCATCGTCGGCAATCAACAGGTTCGCAGCCTTATCGTCGGCGCTCTCTCAGATCACCCCAAATGGGCCACGGCTATCTTCGGAGTGGCTACGATCATTCTCACGTACAAACGCTCAGACTCGACTTCCGGCGCCGCAGCGAATATCGCGCAAGATGTAAAGCCAGAAACCCTCCCGTAAGGAGCACCATGAAACGCATCGCCTTCCTTCTCCCCGTTCTGCTGCTGATTTCCGCAGGCTGCAAAGCGCAGCTCCCAACGCCCACAAGCTATGTCGTCAATCTGACCTGGGTTGCTCCAGTACCCGCATCGGGCAGCACCTGGGTTGGATGCGTCTCGGCCTCGCCATGCTCTTATGTCGTCAGCCGTTGCGCTGGCTCCGCAGCGACTTGCGTAACGTCGAACAGCGCGGCATGGACGCAGCTTAACCAGGCGTCACCGGCTATCGGTACGTCCTACACCGACTCCACCGCAGCGGGCCTGACTGCCTATTACGTGGTCAATACCGTGCAGACGGGAGCTAACCCCGGAACCAGCGGCCCATCGAACGAGACTACGGCACAGGTTGTTCCGGCAAGCCCGCTTGCGCCTACGCTGGGAGCGCCTACGTTGACCGCTTCACTGGTTAAGCCTGCTCTGCCTACCCAGACAGCGCCTCAGATGGCAGCGTTGCACCTGACCGCGACCCTGATTGCGAGGCGATAATGCAGTACAACCGTAAATTCAAAGGCACGAAAGAAGCGGCGCTGGAGTACCTCGTTAACGCCG